GCGCGTAGATTATGTGCTCTTTTTTTATGTGCGGGAATGGTGAGCCCGTAAGCTTCAGAAGTCTGTCGTAAATAAAGTACGGCTTTGATTCCCAGGCGCTTTCTCCACTGGCAGAATCGCTCATCGGGAAGAATGGGATTGTTGTTGTTCCGTAATTCTCCTCCAGAGCTAAAGATGGGTCAAGGCTTTTCATTGTGTCCCATAAGTATCCATTTACCGTTAATACTGGTAGAGAGAACTGTGGAAAGCTCATAGGATCTCCCCCAGTGCTGAGGTGCTCATGTACTTTCTGCCTGCCTGAACTCCGGATGAGCGAGATCCTCTTCCAAACCCAAAAACAAATTCGTCTGCTCTCTCTAGATCTTTTAGCAGTGGTCTCAGTAAGGCGTTCGTGAAGTATTGAGAAAAGAACGCATCCACTGTATCTCCAAAGGATCCTGCAACTTCGTCTCCACCTGGGTGCTCTATTACTATGGCGTTTCTAGTAAAGACAGTCTCTCCATCATCACTTTCAAAAACAAGAAAATCTGATTTCTTTGGACTTATTGTTATTGCTATCCCATTTTCCATTATGTTTGCTTTATTAACAAGGGGCTCTTTACTTTTTTCAGAGGGCTTTGAGGAGGGAAGAAAGGATCCAATAAAGCTTATTCTTTCTGCTGTTGCTACAACTGTAAACTCAAAAAGCCTTGCGGACTCTTTTCCCACTTCGTTTGATTCATAGACATGATGTAGTTTTCCTGGATTCATTCTTGCCATAGAGTCAATGTATTTCCCTAATGCTTCTGCTGCATACCCTCCCAAGAATCTCATAAACATAAACTTTTTCATGTTTATCCCCTCAACGAACCCATAAGAGTAGTCTACAGAATTGTTCAGCTTCCTAACAAGCTCCTTGTCGTCAAATCTAACTGATATCAAAGTTCGTTCATCTCCTGAGAGTCTGATCTTTCTAGTTGAATTTTCCAGTATTCAATTGTGCTAAAAGGACCAATAAAAGGCTGGCAAGCTTTTATCTCGTAGATTGTTGGTGTAGGGTTTCCGTTCGTTTCAATAAAAAACGTCTCCTCGTTGCACGTTCCTCCGCGAATGTTTCTAAGAAGAATCTGGGATAAAGGAAGAGAGGTTCCGGTACTCCTCTTTCTGGGATCTGACCTAAATCTTCCATAGAGCGTTGTCTTTAGTTCAAAAAACTTTCCTTGGCTGAAAGAAAAGTTCTCCTCATTGCTTTTGTCTGAAAGTGTATAGAATGAGCAATCCTCTGACCTGTCTATGCTCCAGAACTTGTCTATTTTCCCATACTTGTCTTGTGTTTCTGTTGCATAAAAAACATCACACTTCATCTGAAAGAATGGGCTGGAGCAGTGGTCTGTTCCGAAAAGACCCATCCTATATTACCCCTAGTCGATAGATGGGACGAACGTATGCTGAAAGAATCTTATCTGCAATGAGGTTTCCTGTATTTTTAAAAACTCTATCGTCAAAGGTAAGCATAAACTGATCGCTCTTATAATTCTTTATGTATGAATTTACATACGGTATATTCTTGCATCTTAGATCGCTAATAATAAGCTTGATAGCCTGTTTTATGTCTTGAGGTATTACCGGCCATCCCGCATCAACTACAACTGTGTAGTCCCAATTTGAGGGAAACATAGGAGAGCCTCCAGCACCATCGGTAAATATTTTTGTGTCATACGCTACTGCTTCTGAGTAGTTCGGAGAATCGTTTGTATTGTATCGGTTGAAGGAGTCGGACGCCCCCCTTCCTCTGTACGGTGCTTTAGACTGCAACCTGTTATATCCTGTTGAGTTTTCTATTTTAACGCTTATAGCACCTTTGTCTGGGGTGACATAGTATTCTCTTCTATCTCTCCATGTTTCTGGATCTTCTGGCTCTGCATTATAAACAAGAACGTCATTTTCGTACACTCGGACTACCTTGTTTAATCTAAAGGGAATTGGCAGGTAGTCACTCCCAAGTCCTGAAGTTTCTACTACCTCTCTTTTGTACGTGAATCCACCAGTGATGGAGTTTATCATGGCGCGAGCAATAGCCTCATACATAATTGCTTCCTCTATGCCCCCTGGACTTTCGATAATGTCTGCTAGGCTGACATACGGACGCATAATCGTAAGCGTATCAACCCAAACAAGATCTCCCAAAATTGGCATTCCTGTGCTAATTTCTGTTCCGCTACTCAAATAGATCTCGCATCTGTACTCATCGTCATATCTTGAAAAGTAGTTTGGAAGCTCTACCGATATCTCTCCAGCATCATCACTTGTTGTTAGTATTGCAACCAAGTCGTTTGAGTGGTCGTCTAGGATAGTAACAACATGTGCTGTGAGTGGAGAAAAATTAGGATGAGTAAAGGTTAGTGGGAATGGTGGAGTCCTGCTTATTTCCATATGTTATTTGCCGTAATAACTCGACAACTCTTCTGGAGATGCTTCGCGCACTCCCTGTCTGTCCAGCCATTTAACAGCAGCCTCCTCTGTAACTATGTTGTATCCCTTTGATAGGGATCCCACTCCAGACCATCTCACATTTCTTTCCGACCAAAGCGCAGACTTTTTTGAGTCATCTTTCTCTTGCTTTTCTTGCTTTGGCTTGTTCAGCAATACTCTGTCCGCTGCGTGTGACCCAACGACTCCACTTTCTTTGGAATGAATGTTTGATTTACGAGTAGTCTTTTTTTGTTTTGGTCCACCAATCACTCTTTTTTCACTTTCGAGTGACTCTAACGCTTCTTCGATTGCTACGTTTTCTACAGAAACTGGTGCGTCTTCAGCAGCTTTTTCTGTTGCTCTAGTTTTCTTTGCGGCAGTATTTTTTGCAACAACATTAACTGCTGTTGACGTAACGTCTTTTGCCACATCTTTATTTAAATCTTCCATAACAAGATACCTTTCTTTCTTTCCTTAATTATATCAGAATGTGCCAAAGGAGAGAAAGTTTTTAGGCTTCCTCCCCTTCAACGTGTTGCGAACTTCCTTTATCAGGAACTTCCGCCAGATGTGTCAGCAAATGCTACTGCATCCAGCTCTTCCCAAGTAAGACCAAAACGAACGAATACTGTGTATTCGATTGTATCTTTCTTGGCCTTGTACTCACGGTTAACTGTGATGTCTCTCTGGAATCCCCATAAACGGTTCTGCGGGAATGTAAGATCTACATAGTCCGAAGGGAAGTAGGGAACTTCCTGAACGTCAACACCAAGAACGCGAGTCGAACGTGCTCCACCAAATGTCTGAGCGTTACCCGAAAGGTAGTCCTCACGACGGCCTGGTGTACCCGCAACTCTAGGATCAAATGCTGCCGCAATTGCGTCGGCAAGTGTTCCGTTATTCTTAACGATGTTTGCAAAAACATCTGTACCTGCGTAGAACTTGAGTCCAGTCTTGATAGCACGGTACTTGCGTGGTAGTGCATAAATGAGCTCCTGCATTACCTCTGGTGTCCATCCACTTTCTACGTCGACAACTGCTTCATGCGAGTCGCCACTTGTCTTTACCTGATTAACGAATCCGTTCATGATACCCAAGAATGGGTCCGATCCACCATTTCCGTTAATAGCAAGATCCTCAAGATCGTTACCAAATGCATTCGTCATAAGACGAACCAGATGATCTTCGAGTGCTGCACCCTCGATGTTATCTTCAAGTGCCTCAGTTGCAACTTCCCAGTCAAGACGAATCTTTTTTGTGGTAAGTTCAACCTTTGAGAAAGTTGCTCCAGCATTCACATACTCACCAAGAGCTTGCGAAGCCGCGCGAATGACGCGCTCTCCGACATTGACCTTTTCAAGTTCAATCGTATTTGCACGCATTGTGACTCTACGACCATCTTGGGCGAGAACTGTTGCATCCCAAACATAGTCAATAAATCTACGGGCTTGTTCGGGATTTAGGATGCCTCCTGGGGTTCCACTCGGATTTACCGCGTTTGGCCCCTCTGTGGATCCCATCAGTGCGTTGGGGATGTTCCCTGGGGTTCCCCATGGATCTCCACCTGCGACTGCATCTGTTCCTCCGACACCTAGGTTAGCTATAGCTCCTTGGCCCTGGTATAAACCTGGGTTTGGGTGTCCATACTCTCCTGAATCGGATGGTTGGTTTTTTACAATTTCTTCTGCCATTTTAACTTTCACCTCCTGTGTGTTTTTTTTGTTATTTAAATAGGTCGACATTGTTGAGGAAACGTCCGCCCCATGTAGATTTCTCTACAATTACTGGTTGTTCCTGCAAGATCTCGCCAAGATCAGCAGACTTACGGAAAGCGGTGTCTTTTTCCACTGCATCTACACGCTTTCCAAACTTATCTTTTACTTCTTCTACCTCTGTGCTTATTCCAGCAACAGCCTTGTTGATACCATCAATCTTAGTGTCAAGGGCTTTTACTGTGTCAGCAAGGGTGGAGAGAGCAGACAAAAGAGCTTCGTTGATTTGTCCAACTGCTTTAGAAACTTCCTCTGCTTCTTCTGCTTTTTTCATTTCTGGCTCTACTGACTTTTCTTTTTTATCTTTCATTTCTTCTTCGTCGTCTTCGTTATGGCCTTCTTTCTTGACCTCAACTTCAACAGACTTTTCAACGTCTTCTTCATCACCCATGTCTGACTTTTTTGCTGAAGCATCCGAATCTTCTTCCATAAAGGGAAGAGCCTTTTCTGCTTCTTCAATTACTTCACCTGACATGCTTTTTTCAATTTCATCTACGATGATAATTTCTGAATCCATCTTGCTTACCTCCTTTACATCTGATTTATTAATCGCATTAACTTTCTCCAAAGAAGAGACATTTTTAATAACACGACGATTTGTTGGTACTATTATACCTTCATTTTGTGAATATTGTTTTACAATCACAACAGGGTCGTCTAATTTTGCAACAAGAACAACCTCTTCAGAAGATATACGCACGCCACCCTTGAAGATAAACTCGACTACACGACCGTACTCATTGTCGAACCTTACATAGGATCCTTCGGACAATCCACCCTTTGCCTCTAAAACTTTTGACTCTTCTACCATTGACTTAACGACAGATGCCTTATCTGTATCATTACTTTCTACAAATCCAATGTTGTTCATAACGGTGTCACACTGAGGGCAGGAGGAAGAGGAGTCTTTTGACATGCGAATAATATCATCTTTTTTACACCAAAAAACATTTTCAATTTCTGTTTTAGCTAAGTACCCCATCCCACCGCCACCGGATCCTTTTTCAACGCTGATAACGTTTGCAAATTGATTTGCGGGGTTGTCTACCAAGGAAAGCTCGCTCAACGAGTACTCCTGGATAACCTGATAAGCCTTCCCCATTGACTCATCATAGACATCTTCTGCGCTATGTATTTCTCCACCAATTGAGAATCCCGTCAGTGTTCCGTCAAGAACTTTCTCCCATGTATCTTGTGCCCCTTTGCTTACATAGGCAGAGACGTAGACCCCATTGTAAAACTTTTTTGTTTCTGCATCAAAGTACTTGTCTTCTTTAAATGAGACGACTTTGCCGACAGCAATTGGCTGATGCATTTCTCTAAGATTTCCTCGAAATGTTTCGAACGCTTTGACAGATGCTTCTGATGGAACCACGTCACCCTGCTTATCAAGGTTATCAAGCGTAGCAAATCCGTGTACCATTCGACGCTCTTTGTCAATCTTGTTTATTGGCATAGAAAGATTGATGCGCGTGTCTTTTGTAGACCAACTCGCTCTGGTTAGTTCCATATCATCTCTATTATACATTACTTTTTCGTAACAGTGCTCTTAGGATGTTTTTGGTCCCTCACCCTTGGGGTTCCTACCACTTACAGCCCCAGCCCCATCGGACTGATTGTTGGATCTTTCCGTGTCTCTTTGTCTGTTTTGTGCGGTATTGGCTCTTGTGTCTGCCGCCGACCTTGAAGAAATCTCTATTGGTTCATCTCCGCCATCTCTTTGAGGCATACCTATCTTTTCTCTTGCTTCGTTCGGGACAATGATCTGATTTTTTACATATCTTTCAAGAATCTGAGATTCCGCTATCTCCTCTGTTAAACTAACCTTGTTGAATATGATTTCAATGATGTCAGTTTTTTCTCTTATTATTTTATTTATTGCCTTAGCTATGTACTCTTGTAGTGGTTGTGCCACTTGATCACGAAAAGTTCTATCTTGTGACATTGATCCGGAGGTAGATATGTCAGAACCTCCCAGTTTTGATATTGGAACCTGATGGGACATAAGAATGTCGTCTCTATTTCTTTGTCTGTATTTGTCGAAAGACGCCTCCTGCACTCCGTTCTCTACTGGGTGCATCTCAAACTCGATCTTGCTCCCCTCTGAATCTCCTGGAAGAGGGATGTATAGGGTTCTGTGGTTCTGCCCCTTTAGCCCTGTCTGAAAGAATCTAAAGAGCTTGTCTTCTGCTTCTGCACTTAGCTTTGCCCCTTTTACTGTTATGATGTATCTTGGCACTGCCTTGTTCTCAAAGTAATCAATGTTATATTGCTGAGCCATTTGATCTCCGCGAAGAGATGTCATGGCTGCAACAATGTCTGGAACCCCATAAAAAGTATTAAGAGGGGAATATTCCTTGAAGTGAATAATCTCGTTGGGTCTTGGGTCGGTAGTAACTGGGTTAGAGTTTTTTGCTCCAAAATTTCTAAAGTATGTGATCGTGCCCGCAATGATCTGTATGTATCCATCTCTGAGTCTACGCACTCTCATAGTTGTTGCGGGGATGTGGCCAATATAGCCAATGTCTCCCGCAACCGTTCTTCCAATTTCTAGGTATCCATTTCCTGTAGCCTGCATATCGGTGACCACTTTTTCTAAGCTTTTTGTTAGGCTATCATCATCGTTGCATGATTCTATCCATGAAGAGACCTCAACCTTTAGCCTTTCAATTTTTCTCTTTGCATTTAGAGTTTTTTTGTCATCTTCAAGTGACTCTAACCTAATCAGAGTAGAATCTGTCATTTCAAGGTGGTACCCCGTTCCGACAGTATTTGAAACCTTGGTATCTATGGCTGCGTGGTTTGCAAAAGATGAGTCATAGAAAGATGAAAGTTCGTAAAGGTTGTATGGTGGGGTGATTAGATCAAAGATCCCGTATCCATTGCGATATACCTGTCCTGGGTTAATTTTTTTTGAGCTTGCGTCCCCGGTATCTGACTGTCCAACTGCCTTTGATTCACTGAGGTAGCGAAGGCTAATTTGACCGTCTCCCTGTCTAGGAACGTTATTTATTGTTGTGTTCGCTTTTTCTATTCTTATTTGTCTGCGCTTAAAGTTTTTATCAATTCCATTAAACTCAGACAAGCCATCCCAAGTTTTGGTAAATGGATCTGAGTCGGCAAAATCATTTTCTATAGCCTGACTAGAAATTTTTGCGTCAATCAACACCTGCTGTTCCGTCATCAGTCCGCATCTCCATATAGTTCTAGGGATCTTTTTGCTGCTGCGACTGCCCCAATATCATTCAGGCTTGGTATCATCCCATCCTTGAGTCTATCCAATTGCTCCTCATACTCTTCATCTGTTGCCCTGCCAGCTCCGGCATAGAACCACGCGCTACCCTCTGGGTTACCGTAATGTGAAGCGGCCTCTCTAATCTTAATCATCTGCCCTATATCGCCCTTTACGGAAGGGACATTGAGAAGCCTCCCCTCTCCATCTTTAAACAGGTGTCCATCTGGAAGCTTCCAAAAATAAAGACCCCATTCATATCCGAAGTGCTTTCTTTGAGCGTCCCCTACATTTTGCACCGTTACTTTAGACTTGCCTACGGCTGGGTTTTTTGTATTACTCATGGTCACCATTGTACCAGACTATACTGGTTTTTGACTAATCGTTGACCAAGAAACGTCATTGATTACCAAGAATCCCCTGTTAGACAGATTAAAGACGTTTTGGTCTCCAATGACTGACTTATTTGTCCCCATGTAGGACTTGTGAATATCTATCGGTGTTGATATGTATGATGATGATTCGCTCAGAACGTATACACTTTTCCAGTTATTTGTTGATCTTGCCACAGGATCTAGATAGTACCATTCATTCCAAACTAAAACTTGACTTGGGTTTTCTTCACTACGGAGTGCTCTTAGCCAAGGTCTTGTAGAAACGCTAGTAAGCTTTCCAAGACCGGCTGGTTTGTAGAATGAAATATTGTTAAATGTTGCTCCAGCCAAAACATTTATTCCTCCAGAATATTCGTTAAGATTAACTGAAGAGGAAAACATTATTCCTACTGAGTTCCACTCGTTTAGCTTTATTATTGGATTCTTTACATAAATTCCATTCTGATAAAACAAAGCATCTGAAACCTCTTCCTTGGTGATCTTATCTCTTACCCTGACCACTCCTCTTTCTGGAGAGAGGTCTTTTATCACAAAAATCTCGTAGGTATTGTCCTTGCCGTCAATTTCCATAATGGATATGCCGTTGATTGCAAACTTTGAAAACTCATACTTTGCCCAGAACTGCACTCCAGCTATCTCAAAGTCCGGTGCAGAAGATTGATTCATAGGTATTTTTATTCCATATTGTCTCTCTCCAATCGACATTTTGTTGACTCTAATCCCCGATCTGGATGTTGCATAAAGATACGGTGTGTTTTTTTTGTAAATAGATATTGGATTAAACTCTTTGTACTTAAGTGTTCCCCCATCCCTTACATATGTGTACATTGACGTACCGTACTTTGTTCCAATCTCTGTAGGAACCGTTTCATTGCTTGTCCTTGAGCAAATCTCAAAGTCTCTAATAGATATCGGATTGCTCAGCAAACCCCTATGCTTTATGTCAAAGTGAACAACCATTGCTATATTGTCTAGCGACAGATCTGTTCCCTCAAGGTTTTGAACAGATGGTGGGTAAACTACCACATTGTCTGTAAATTCAAACTT